AACGGATCGGCGGAAAAACCAAGCAATTCCCACAACCGCTTTTCGATATTCGCGATGTCCACCTGGTCGTGCATCACATCAAGCGGAACCGTGTTGCCGGTGGTCAGGTTGAGTGCGTCGCAGAACAGGTTGTCCACCGCAACGTCGGACGCGTTCTTGACCACGGTGCCGCCGCCGACCGAAGCGGGCTTGTACAGCCCGAGGTTGTAGTCCGTGCCGCCCGCTATTGCGTCCGACAGCAGCTCAATCTTGTTAACACGGGCACCCGAAGGCACCCGCACGAACCGATAGACCGAGTCGTTGTCGTCCGCCGCAGCCACCTCCACCGTGCCGACACCGACCCACGGGTGCGCGGCCTGGATCCAGTGCTGCCCCTGTACCCGCGGCTGCGTCGCGTCCGCATTCGTGATCGCGGACGACTTCGTGTTGGCGGTTCCCATCGGTTACGCCGGGGCGTCGCTCACCGCGATCTTGTTCGCGATCGTGGTGAGGGCTTTGAGCAGTTGCGTCTTCGTGATCCCCGTGCCGTCCGTCACACGGAGCTCGACCGCCTCGCTCGAGGTGGACGAGCCCGTGGTGACTTCATTCGGCGCCTGGTCCCCGAGGGCGACGCTGTAGAACGTGTCAGCCATGTGCTACCCCTCAGTCGTTGTAGTCGACTTCGACTTGCAGCGCACCCGTGCCCGTTGTTACATCGGTCGTGACCACGGTCGCGGCGACTTCGTACATCGTGCCGCGCGCCGGTTCGGTCGACACCCCGGCCGCCTGCCACAACGGCTGCTGCCGCTTGGCAAGGGTGTACACGGTCAGAAGATCGGCCGTGCCGTTGACCGCGCTGGCGCAGTCCACCGCTGCGTTGAAGAAGTCCGCGTCGATGACGGCGCCACCCTTCGCATACAGGCCGATGTCGAACTTGCCGGCCGTCTGCGCACCACTGAAGATGCGGGTGTGGACGTTCTTCGCGTGAGCCGGAACTTCCACCAGCCGGATGACCGACGTGATGGACAGCGCATTCGTGACCGAAGCGAGATACCCGGTGACGGTCTTGCGCCCGGTAACGCCACCCGTCCCGGGATTCGACTTCGTGGGCGGGGTCGCGTCGCGCGCCGTGAGCGAAACGGATTTGAGAGTGAGATCGATCGCCATGTGTGCCCCCGATTAAGCGCGGTAGGATTCGATGTTGAAGACCTTTTTCTCGTCCAAGCGCGTCGCGCCGAACGTGGCCTTCACGTAAGCCTGGAACGGCTCACCCTGCAGGTCGTTGCGCTGCGAAACGCTCGAAGCGACATCCGACCACATGCCCATGTGCATGCCCGACCGAGCCCACACCGGAACGTTGACTTCGTTCGTGCCGGCGGCGATCGACTCGATCAGCTCGCAGTGGATGAAGTTCATCCCCAGGAACCGCTCGATCTTGCCGTCGCGCAGGACCGGCGCATCGCCACCCTTGAAGGTCGTCGAGATGACCTCGATTTCCTTCAGAAGCGCGCTGTCGTCCTTGGCGGTCAAGCCGATGAACACAGGGTCTTCCTGCATGTCGATGTGGTTTGCAAGGATCAGCTCGCGCACCGCATGCAGTTTCGCCACGTTCAAGCGGCTGTTCGATCCGCCCACGGCCACATCCACCTCGTTGCCGGCGGTGAAGCTGGTCGTCGAGGCGCCGGCGACGCCGGTCTTCGCATCGGCCAGGAACGCCGTGATGATGAGCGAGTCCATCTTGCGGCCGAGCGCGTACACCGCGTTCGTTACGTACATCGACTCGGGGTCGGTAATGAGCCGGAGCTTGTCGAACTTGTCGATCAGCTGCGGCAGATCGAAGTCGGTCGGGAAGACCCACCTGCGATCCATCGGCGCATCGACACGCCCCATCGGGGCGAAGCGGCTCGTGACTTGCTGCGCCTCGACCGCGCCGATCTGATCGACGGGGGAGGCTTGATCGCCCACGTACATGCCGCTCGTCACGGCACCACGGAGTTTGCTGCCCTTCTGCTGAAGCAGAAGGTTGACGTTCGTCGAGTATTCGCGAACGAAATGGGTAGGAACATTGGCGGACATGGCCGGTCTCCAAAAACGTTAAAGTCAACGGTTTTCGAAGGGCTTACCCGTCAATGCCGGGGCCGGCTTCTTCGCCAAATTCAGGGCTGGCGCCACCCACGGTGCTTTCCCGCCGTCAGCCGATCCTTCGCAGGGTTGCCGGCCTTTCCGTCTCGAGCCCCCGGGGTTTGGGTTTTTGGCCCGCCCCGGTTGCCGAGATGATGCGATTATTCCACCGCGTTGCGGCAATGTCAACTACAGGACCGTGTCTCCCGGGAAGGCGATCTGATGGAGCTTGCGCATTTGCGCCCGCGCCTCGACATCCCCGGTCGTGAACCGCTTGACGAAACCCTGGTCCCGTTCCAGGGCCTTGATCTGCGCCTTCGCCGCTTCCGGGGTGTTGAACCCGGACGGGCCGCTCTTGCCGTCACCGGAGACGAATTCACCCTCGACGCCCAGCTTCGAGCCGATGGCGTGCATGAACTTCATCGCGGCGGCCGGCCCCATCGCGGCCTTGAGCGCCGTCAACTGCTCGGCGTTCATGCCGAACGCCTTGGCCGCGGCATCCACCTGCTGCGCGTTCGCCTCGAACTGCGGGCCCCAATCGGCTTTCAGCCTCGCCACCTGCTCGGCGTCCCGCGCTGCGGTCGCCTCGTTCTGCACCTTCACCAGCTCGGCCACGTGCCCGTTCCACTTCTCGGCGACCGCGCGGGCCTGCTTGCCGGTCAGCCCCGCCTCGTGAAACCACTTCGACGCGGTGGCCGCGAATTCGCCCTTGTCGCCCTCGGGCACGGGCAGCCCGTACTCTGTCGGGTCTTTCGGCCGCCCGAGCTTGTCGTAGATCGCGTTCCACGCCTCGGGGTTGTCGTCCTTCGGCATGCGGATGATCTGATCGGCCGGCACGCCCAGCAATTTCTCCTGGTTGTACGCGGTCTGCGCAAGCGCCGCGGGATCCTTGAACCCCTTGGCGCTCACCCACCCCTTCACCGCCTCGTCGACGATGCCTGTATTCCAGTCGAATGCCGCCGTGGTCGCGGGGGTTGTCGTGGCTGCTGTGGCGGTTTCCGCAGTGCTCGCGGCCGCCGTGGCTGCTTCAGTCATGTTGACATTTCCTTTATGTGGTGAAAGAATCGCAACTGTTCATCGTTCTCTCCTGTGGCACCTTTGCCCGGCTCAAACGCCGGGCTTTTTATTGCGCTCCGCGTACAGGTGGTACAGTTCCTCGGTCGTCAGGTGCAGGTGCTCGGCAATGCGCAACCACGCCTCGCGCCGGCCATCAAGCCGCGCCGCCATGTGCGGGTCGGGGTGCGCGGTCGACTGATGTGCCCGGCAGAACTTCGCCAGGTCCGCAAGCACCACCTGCACATCGACGCTTTCGAGGTTGAAGGTGCGCGAATAGGCGCCCGCCCGGGCGGTCAGGAACCGCTTGGCCGCTTCCTTGAGTTCAGCGGGCAGCACTGTTTGCGGGCATTACCTGCTTCGCAACCGAGGCCATCGCCGGCGCCGCGTCCACCATTTGCTGCGACGCGGCCGCCTGCGAACGCTGCTCGCGCATCGCCAGTACCTTGTCCACCGACTTGCGCCAGCGTTCCGGCACCGCGTTGATGTCCATCACCGCGGGCACCGCCTCGTCCCAATCAATGTGATCGAGGGGCGAGGGATCCTGCGTGATGTTGATGACACTCGCCATCCAGTCGACCGTGCGGAACAACCCGGCCGCGTTCTCGGCTTTCTGCATCCGCGACAACGGCGAATCGTATTCGACCTTGTACTGCCCGCCCGCCTCGCGCAGATACTCGGGCATCCGCGGCAGCAACCCCTGCCGCGACAGCACATCCAGCTCGCGCTCGATCTGCGGCCCGAGGAATTCGGACTGCTGGCGCCCCATCGTCGGGGAGATGAACACGCCCTTCTCGCGGGTGCGCTCCAACACTTCCGTCGCCGTCATCTGCGGCGTCTCGAGCAAAATCTGGAAGATCGACAGCAGGAACGCATCCTTGATCGTCGCCTGCTCGTCCATCATCATTTCCTTGGCGAGCGCGAGGTTCCCGACCGGCAGCGCATGCACCAGGGGCTTACCGTCCGCGGTCACGCCCCCGGCGTTGATCGCGCCGGGCTTCATGCTGAAGGCATCGAGCACACCGTCGTCGTGCGCAAGCAGAACCGGCGCAACCGCCCGGTGGCCCTGCGTCAGCACCGTGCGCTTTTCCTCGTTCAACACCTTGATCGCGGGCAGCGCCATCATGGCGGGGCCGCGGCCGTAGAGCTCGCCCGGCGCCTGCACGTACCGCCCGATCGAGTACGGGAAGGTCGAATACCCTTCCTC